CGTTAGCGATCAACAGGCGCTGCAGCTCGTGCACCTCCGCCCCGATCATGCCTTGTCGCAAGATGCTCACGTGGACCTCCGAAGAAAGCGAACAAACCAGCATTGGTCGGCCCCGCCGATGCGGAACAGCTCAACCACGTTGCCGCGCACGGTGAACACGGCCAGACACAGCACGGCGGTGATGCCGTTCTGCGCGGCCAGCGCCCACTCGTAGCGCCCGAACAGCACGCCGATGGTGACGGCGCCTGTCAGCACGACCAGGCCGTAGGCGAGCCGGGAGGCCCAAGGGCGATGCGCCGCGCCGTCGCGCTTGAACAGCAGCAGGCGCAGCGCGATCAGCGCGCACAACGCTGCCTGCACGATGAACAGGGCTTTCATGGTTGGTTGCCTCCCTTGTCGTTGGTGCCGGGCATGCCTTTGAAGATCGCGCCCAGGCGGTCGCCGTTGTCTGCCAGGCGGATGAGGGCCAGCAGCAGCTTGACCACGACAGCGGCGGCGACCATCGCGCCTACGGCGTGGCTGACTTCGGTGTTGGCCGGCAGCGCCTTGGCGATCAGTGCGGCGGCCAGCGGCGCAGACAGCAGGCCGGCCAGGATCGAGACGAGGAGGAAGCCGAGCTTCTTGAAGGTGCCGAGGTCGCCACTGTTGAGCACGAACACGGCCGCGCCGGCAAATGCGCCAAGCACGGCGCCGGGGTCGACGCCTGGCAAGAGGATGGACAGGGCGCCAACGCCCGTCACGGCAACGGTGCCGGTCGCGCCGGCGGAAATTGGTTCAGCCATATGGATTCCTTGTGGTCAGTCCCAGAGTTGGAGCATTGGTACGGATGGCTGCGGGGAGATGTCGGGCATTTCCAGCTCGGTGCCGTGCGGCAGCACCGGGCCGAGATCGGCAATGCCGGGGTTGGCGTCCAGCACCGCCTCCGTGACGCCTGCCGTGCGGCCATAGACCCGGTGGCAGATGGCGTCGACGGTGTCGCCCTGGATCGCACGGACGCGCATCAGATCAGCTCCACGGTGACTCGCGGGGCGCCGATGATGTCGTTGATGGCCCAATGCGCGTCGCGGCGCAGATCGTCAACGCCGAGGTTTTCCGCTTCCGCCCTGCGGTCGCCGGTGGCAGTGGCATCCAGCGTGCGATAGCGCTCGGTCAGCCAAGCTGCAGCGTTGCAATGGATGGCGCGCAGGTAGCGGTGTAGGTGGGCGCTCTTGCCATCCACCTTGGGCGCTGGTACGTCGACCAGGCTGGCGAAGCCGATCGACTGCTGCGTTGCCTTCCACGCTGCCAGATCGGTGTTGACCGTTAGCACCGCCTCTACCAAGGCCGAGCGCATGCGCTCCAGCGTCACGGTGCCGTCCAGGCGCATGGCGGCGTACGCCTGGTCGATGTCGATGTTGGGAAAGAAGCCGTCGTTGTCGATCGTGCCGCCGGGCTGCGGTGGCGTGGGTACGGGTGCGGCTGCGATAAAGGAAGACATGGGTTCAGTGGGCTGGGAGGCGGTGGACGGGGCGAGGCTTCGCGGCATGCCGGAAGACTGCCCCGTGCCGCCTGATGCGCGGGGTCACGCTCAGTGTCAGCTCTTGCCGGTGCCCCCCTTGGCGCCGGCATCCGCTGCGTTCTTGATCTCGCGCTCGATGCGCTCGATGTCCTTTTTCACGCCGCATTTGTCGTGCAGCTCCAGGGCGCGTTTAAGTTCGCCCAATGCCGCCTGACGCAACACAACGCCGCGAAGCTCGCCGCTTGCTAGTGCCTTGGCATAGTTGGCGTAGCCCAGCGCCTTGTGGAGCTTGGCGCGCACCTCGTCAGGCATGTCTTCGTCGGCCACCAGGTCGGCAACGCCGACCAGTGCAGCCATGTCCACGGCCTCGCCGCCGTCGATCGCCTTCAACGTCATGTTGGCGAATTCTTCGGCGATCAGGCACGCGGTGGTGCGCTGGTACTGGTCGGGCATCACCAGCTTGTGACGGATCGCATAGTCGGCGAGCGGCAGCGCCCCGGCGAAGTCGCCGGCATCGATGTGCCACACCATCACGGTCATGAAGACTTCGTCCTGGACGCCGGCGTCGGACTCCAGCACGCCGGCGACCCATGCGGCGTACTCGGGCAGCAGCTTGCGCTTGAGTTCTGCCTTGCGCTCGATGGACTGCACGGCCTTGAGCGGGCGCTTGTGCTCTGCGAGCTGGGCGAGCATCAGCTCGTGCCCCGTCGCGTCGCGCAGCGGATCGCCGGCCGCTTCAGCGGTGGCCGACCGTGCAGCCGTCACACGGAGGAAGTGGTTGCGGGCCGGGCTGGTCATGCTTTCACCAACTGGATGTTTTCGGCCATGGCAGCGCCCGTCAGGTCTTCGATGACGTAGGCGTCGTTGCTCGACTCGAAGTTCTCGATACGGTCGCGCTTCGCGTTGTCGACGATGGTGCGGCGACGCGTGCCGTCCTGGAAGTAGATCGACAGGTTGTCCAGGCGAGTAACCAGCAGAGCATCAGCCGGGAAGAACGGGACTTGCACCGCCTGCAGGCCGCCCATGCGCTTCTGGCTGATGATGATGTCAGCGGCCACTTGCTGCGTCGGGTCGCGGTCCTTGTCCACCAGCGGGAAGTACTTGTCAGCCAGCAGGTCACGGCCGCACACCACGACCAGTTGGGTGTCGTCCTGGTGCCACGGCTCGATCAGGTGGTGAACCATGTCGTACACAAGGCCGTCCAGCGTGCCAAAGTCGCCACCCGCGCCACCGATGACGATCTTGCCGGAACCCGGCTTGACTTCCTTCATGGCACGTTGCGGGGCTTGCTCGCGCAGGTTCTGCAGCCACCCCTTGTTCACATCCTGCAGGCGAGGGTTAGCCGCGCGGTCGGAGGTGGGCGAGCGCTTCACACCATTGAAGCCGATCATGATGCGGTCCAGCGCTTGCCGCTTGAGGATTTCGTTGCGGATGCGCGTCTGGAAGTCCGGGAACTTCGCCCACGCATCCAGGCGCTGATACGAGATGTGTGTGTCGGAGTTGGTTTGCTCGCAGCGGTAACGACGGCCTTCCAGCGTCGCAGGGTCGACGGTCTGTCGTTCTTGCTTGGAGGTGTCGGTCGTGCTTGCAATCGGCCCCGACATGCCGAGACCGAGCTTTTCGCCTTCCTGTTCGGCCACGCCGATGACGTTGATGGACTTGAGGAATTCGCTCGATTCCTGCACGCGGGTTTCCAGCCGTTGTTGCACGGACGGGTCCACGGTGAACTTCTCCATCGCACTCGCGACTTTGTTGATGCTCGCGATCGTGGCGGCGTACTTGTTGAACAGGACGCGGGTTTCGTTACGCATTGCATTGACTCCGGTTGGTGGTCTTGGTGGTGGTGCTGGTTGCCGGTGGCCGGATCAGCAGTCGGTGGTGATGTCGGATTTGCCGTCGCCGCCAGTGGCCGGCGGGCGCGCGGTGAAGGCCTGTGTCGACTCCACGCCGGTCTTCAAGGCGGTGAACGCCTTGCCGCTCTCGTCGGCCTGGGTCTTCATCGCGGCCAGTTGATCGTTGATGCCCTGCATGCCTTTGGTGAACTGGTCGCCCATGACCTGCACTTGCCCGGCGATGGTCTGTACCGCTTCCTGCATGTCTGCAAAGCGCGCGTCATTG